GCTGGAGACAGAACCTTTGAAACCTGGACGATCACCGTCATCAATGATACTGATTTCATGATCAGATCTGCGATGGAGAAGTGGATGAATACCATCAATAAGTTAGATGATGCATCAGGAATCACAAATCCTGTGGATTATCAAACAGATGCAATGGTTCATCAACTTGATCGTGATGGATCTACCCTCAGAACTTACAAGTTCAAGTCGATCTTCCCAACCAATATTTCTACAATTGACTTAAATTATGAAACCACTGACACTATTGAAGAATTTACTGTAGAAATGCAGGTTCATTATTGGGAAGCATTTAAAGGATCATCTGCTTCGGCTAACGGAGAAGATATTCAATAAATAGTAAGATAATAGATTAAAAGTATTATAATATGGCGTCCCGACTATTTGGTTTCTCGGTAAGTGACACCGAGAAAAAATCACCATCAGTTGTCTCCCCCGTTCCTCAAAATAATGAGGACGGGGTTGATAATTATATTTCTAGTGGTTTTTATGGACAGTATCTTGACATCGAAGGTGTTTATAGAACAGAATTTGATTTAATCAAAAGATATCGTGAAATGGCACTTCATCCAGAAGCGGATAGTGCCATTGAAGATGTAGTAAATGAAGCTATTGTCAGCGATCTTTATGATTCTCCTATTGAAATTGAACTTTCAAATGTCAATGCTAGTGATAAATTAAAAAGTATCATTAGAGAAGAATTTAAACACATTAAAGATATCATGGACTTTGATAAAAAGTCTCATGAAATTTTCAGAAATTGGTATGTTGATGGAAGACTTTTCTATTTAAAAGTTATTGATACTAAAAAACCAGAAGAAGGAATACAAGATTTAAGATACATTGATCCACTTAAAATTCGACATATCAGACAAGAAAAGAAAAAGAATAAAGCAAAAATAGGTCCTGATCTCAGACCAGGAGATAAAGATAAGTTCCAGTCACCAGAACTAGAGGAATATTTTGTTTATACTCCCAAACCAAGTTATCCAACCGGAACTATGGTTGGTGGTGGTGGAGTAAAAGGTATTAAGATTGCAAAAGATTCTATCACTTATTGTACTTCAGGATTAGTTGATAGGAATAAAGGAAACGTTCTTTCATATCTTCATAAGGCAATTAAGTCACTCAATCAACTTAGAATGATTGAGGACTCACTGGTTATCTATCGTTTAAGTAGAGCACCAGAAAGAAGAATTTTTTATATTGACGTTGGTAATCTTCCCAAAGTAAAGGCAGAACAATACCTCAAAGAGGTAATGAGTCGTTATAGAAATAAACAAGTCTATAATGCTCAGACTGGAGAAATTCGTGATGACCGTAAATATATGAGTATGCTGGAAGATTTTTGGCTTCCCAGAAGAGAAGGTGGTAGAGGAACTGAAATATCAACTCTTCCTGGTGGTCAAAATCTTGGAGAACTTTCTGATATTGAATACTTCCAGAAGAAACTTTATCGTTCACTTGGAGTTCCTGAATCTAGAATTGCCGCCGATGGTGGATTTAATCTCGGTCGTTCTTCTGAAATTTTAAGAGATGAACTTAAATTTGCCAAGTTTGTCGGTAGATTGAGAAAGAGATTTGCTAACATGTTTAGTGACATGTTAAGAACTCAACTAATTCTCAAAAATATTGTCACTCCAGAAGATTGGGAAAAAATTAGTGAGCATATTCAATATGATTTCCTGTATGATAATCAATTTGCAGAATTAAAAGAATCCGAATTGATGAATGAAAGACTGGGATTACTTGCTACAATAGAACCTTATATTGGAAAATATTATTCTAACGACTATGTTCGCAGAAGAATTCTTAGACAAACTGATTCAGAAATATTAGAAATTGATAAACAAATTGAAAAAGAAATTGCCGATGGAATTATTCCAGATCCAAATGCTGTTGATCCTATTACCGGGGAACCATTACCTGGAGGAGATAATGGAATGATGGGTGATGTACCCATGGAACCAGATTTAGAAATGCAAGGTGGAATAACTCAAATTGATGGCAAGAGTGCTGAAATATAAATAACTTATATTGTTATAATAATTTAAATGGAAGACGTATTAGATTTAATTGCTTCTGACGCTCCGGCATCAGAAATTAGTGATAAAATTAAAGATGTTTTGTTTGACAAAGCATCTTCAAAAATTGATGGTATCCGTGCAGACGTAGGTGCCTCCATGTTTGATCAACCAGAAGAAACACAAGAGGAAGAATAATGGGAAGGATTCTCGTCAAAGGAACACAAATTAATGTTCCAAATTCTGTTGGTGCCGGATCTAGTTTTAGTGAAGCGACTGTAGTTC